GCATGTTCACTGAGTTTCAAGGACTAACATTCCCCATTAAGAACATCGACTATCCATTGATGGTTACATTAACTAATCGTCTCAAGGATAGAGGTTTAGCACATGCTTCTATTAATCGGTTCATATCCGCTGTATCCGTCGTTCTTAAGTTTACTAAGAAGATGAGACTACATGATGTTTCACTTGATTGGCTACCATTTGAACGGCTTAGAGAGCATGAAGCTAATCGTACTTACTTCACCAAGGATCAAGTACATGGCATGATTAACTTTGCCAGAACACAATGGAAACGTGATGATGTAGCTGACATCATTCAGGTTGCAGCTCTAACAGGTATGAGGCAATCAGAAATCCTCAACCTTCCCGCACGTTGGGTTAACTTTGACCTAAACATTCTCGCCTTAGAGAAATGTAAGTGGGGTAGAGCAAGGACAATACCTATTCATCCTCAGCTGGTACCAATACTTAAATCAAGGATTGAGTTTACTAAACCAAACACAAAGATCTTTGGTGATGAGTGGACAGGTGATGATCAATTAAGGCGTGCATTTTATAAATGTATGCATCAAGTTGGTTGTTACGAGGAGGATGGTTATTGCTTTCACTCTTTAAGATATAGCTTTGCTACATGGCATATGGCATCAGGTACACCACCTATTGATGTACAGAATATGTGTGGACACAAATCAATTTCCACTACATTAGGATATGCCAAGTCAATGAGTGAAAGTCAGCAAAAACATACGATGAAACTGGAGTTCTAATCTTCACAATCACGATTCTGCCGCGTCTATAGTCGGCTCAAATCTATTCATTTTCGGATTTTAAGTGCAATGTTTATGACTGGTGCTAATCTACAGCGGGTCCAAATCCCAGTGGGAGTGTGGCGGAATTGGTAGACGCACCAGACTTAAAAACCACATAGTCTTTTAATCCACTAATGTATAGCAACTAATACCTCAAGGTCAAAAGCCTTGGGGTATCTTTATTTATAGCAATATCCACTTAAGTATAGATTTAAACGTCCAATCTACCGCGCTATTTTTATGTATCAAGACGCAGATGTAATGCGTCAAGAAGACTTTGAGCGTAAGCAAATATCAGGTGGTTTAGAAAAACTAAGAGAGCAAACCAAAAAATTAGAAAGTAAAGATTATGCCTCTGCCACCTGTTATGGAGCAGCCTCAATTGATAGTCTCTTGCCTCATTTCATAGAAGCTGTTGAAGGAAAGAAACAAGAAAGGTCAAAATTTAAAGCTGCCAGTCATGAAAACAAAGCATTACAACATATTCTCTCTATTGATACTGAATCTGCGTGTGCAATAACTTTAAAGATTGTATTTGATAAAGTTTTTTCATATCGCAAGAAGAATTCAACCGTTGTATCAGTAACCGAATCAATCGGTAAAGCAATTGAAGCTGAATTGCAGCTGAGATATTACGAGAAAGAAGCTCCAGGTTTATTTACTTATTTAAAAAATACTTACTGGCATCAATCAAGAGGTACGGAATATAAACGTAAGCAAATGCAGACATGCTTTAACAGATCAGATGTTGATCAATGGAAGCATTGGCCAATCAATGTACAAATTCAAATCGGTACATGGTTTGTCAATTTGTTATGTGAATCGTCTGGATGGTTTACCAAGTTTACTGAATTCAAAGGTAAAAAACGCTGCAACTATATATATCCAACAGAAGAGTTCTTTAAATTTAAGGACAAGATCGTAAAGAAAACTGAATTATTCAGTCCATTGTCTTGGCCAATGATTATAGAACCAAGACCTTGGGGAGCTATTGAAAGTGGTGGGTACTACCTCAACGATCTAACACGTTGTCATGAAATGGTTCGTAGGGGGGTTGACTCATCTATACAGGGGAAGAAAACCAGAGAATTTCTAAACAAAATTCAAAAGGTTCAATACCGCCTGAACCCATTCACTGTCTCAATTGCTGAAGTCTTAGAGAAGCAAGAGCATGAGGTTGGTAAATTCAAACCAATCATTCATCTTGAAGTACCTCCTAAGCCTTTAGATAGAGACACCAATAAAGAAGCTTTAAGAGATTGGAAAGATAGAGCTAATAAAGTTCATACAAAGAATGTAAATAGCTTTAGAGTTTCTTGTCGAACTCGCATGACTTTAAATGTCATGAAAGAGTTTAAAGATAAAGTTTATTGGATACCCTGGAGTTTCGATTATAGGGGTAGAACTTATCCTATACCTAGCTTTTTAACACCTCAATCTGACGACTTTGGAAAAAGTCTGATTAGATTCGCTAGAGAATCAGAGATAACTGAAGATGGTAAGCAATGGTTAGCATTCCATGTTGCTACAACATACGGTTTAGATAAGGCAACCATGGATGAGCGTAAAGCTTGGCCATTTATACCAAAGAACGCAGCTCTTATAAAGAGAGTGGCTACTGATCCAATAGGTAATATAGGTGACTGGGAAAAAGCAGACGAGCCATGGCAGTTCGCAGCTGCATGTGAAGAATTCTATGCAGTTGTAGTTACTAATAGTAGGTCTACTACAGGTCTACCAGTAGCGACTGACGCAACCTGCTCAGGGATGCAGGTGCTCGCTGGGTTGGCTAGAGATAAGTCAACAGCGTCAATGGTTAACGTTATACCTAACGATAAACCACAAGATGCCTATAAAGTAATAGCTGAAAAAGCATTACCAAATATACCTGAAAGGCTACGTCCTCACTGGGATCGTAAATGTACAAAGCGTACAGTAATGACGATACCCTACAATGCAAAACCCTTCTCGAATAGATCGTACATTAGAGAAGCTTTAAAGGAGAAAGGGTTAGAGATAGACAAAGAAGAATTAACTCAAACAGTACAAGCTGTAAGAGATGCGATGGAAGAAATATTCCCTGGACCTATGAGAGTTATGAGATGGATTGAGAAAGAAGTCTCAAGAGCTTTAAAGAATGGAGCTACTGAGTTGTCTTGGGTTACTCCATCAGGTTTCAGGGTTACACAACGTCTAATGAAGATGAACGTTAAGCGTTTAAATCTTCAATTATTAGGTAGATGTCAGATAAGTGTTCCTAGTGGTGAGAGATGCGTTGATGCATCACATCATAAGAACGCTACAGCTCCTAATCTTATCCATTCTTTAGACGCATCGTTGTTGCATATATCAGCTACTAAGTTCAACCCACCTATAGCTCTGATACATGATTCAGTTCTATGTAGAGCTACTGATATGTCTAATCTATCTCACCTTGTACGAGATACATATATGCACCTATTCGCTGAGCATGATTATCTATCAACGTTCGCTGAGTCAATAGGAGCTGAAACAGAACCACCGATGGTTGACACACTTAAGCCTGAGTCAGTCATTGAATCCACTTACTTTTTTTGTTAATGAGAAACATCCACGTCACAGCTGAACCCGTAGTATTAGAGGGATATCAAGCTGTAATGAAGCCGAGTCAGTATGGCTATAGCTTGAGAGCTGTAGTTGGTAAGGACTTGATAGATAAGTTAGAAGAAGAAAGAGTTGAGGCGTTAAAGTGGGCTGAGTCTAAGCTCAAGAACCCTAAGCGCAGTTCTCTAAAACCTGAGCCTTGGGAGGAGGTCTCCGATGGAAAATACATCATTAAGTTCTCATGGAGTGAGGACAAAAGACCGCCTGTGGTGGACTCGGAAGGTAGTCATATTACTGACCCTAATCTACCTGTCTACGCGGGATCTACTGTTAAGCTAGGCTTTATACAGAAGCCTTACCTACTACGAGATGGTATTTCTTATGGGACGTCTCTAAAGCTCTCTGGAGTGCAGGTAGTAACCTGTCAGGGAGGAGCTGGTATTGATACTGGAGACTTAGACGAGGCAGGTGTAGCTGAACTTTTTGGAAAAACAAAAGGCTATAAGGCTGGAGAACCAAACGTAGAAGCAGTAGGCACACCTGCATCGGTAGAAGATGACTTCTAATGTTCAAGTCACAACTTGAAGAGAAGGTATCTGATCTTCTATGTGAACTAGGAATTGATTATGAGTATGAACCAACTAAGGTTCCATACCAAATCATGCACAATTATTCCCCTGACTTCTTATTACC